GGTAGTGTAATGTTTCATTTTGCGGGTAAAAGTAGAAAATCGGCAGAAGGCAGACAAGGGACTATTGTACAAATTACACGTAATAATGTGTCAAATGCTCCTGCGATGTAACGGAAACGGGTTGTACGGGCTGGAAAAATGTAGTTTCTCGGAAAAAAATCTCTTTTTTATTTGGCTGTTTTCAAGAAAACAGTAATTTTGCAACCGTTTTCAACGAAACACGTTGCCGAAATAACTCAGTTGGTAGAGTAACTCATTCGTAATGAGTAAGTCGCGGGTTCGAGTCCCGCTTTCGGCTCCGACTTAAAACCGCTTATTACATTGTGAATTAGGCGGTTTTTCTATTTTCTACAGCTTATTACGATGATTAAAAAAAAGGATTTGAATTGTAAATTTACAATTCTGTGAGTATCCCTGGAGTATCCTTAAATTTTTTAATCATTATGGCAACTCTATCACTTACCATTTTCAAGGCAAAAGCATTAAAAGACGGAAGACATAAGATAAGAATTGCACTCCGTCACAAGCATGAAACAACATATATCGTCACACGATTCATTATTTCAGAGAACCAGTTTAAGAACGGTCAGGTCGTGAAGCATCCAGAGGCATCTGCGATAAACCGGAAACTTAGGAACATCCTTGATGACCTTCAAGAGAAACTGGACTCAATAAAACATCTTGAACTTTATTCCTGCCGGCAAATTAAAGAAATCATTTCTACAGACAATCTTTCCGATGAGCAAACCTTTTCATCAGCATGTAGCAATTTTGTAGACTATCTCAAGTCTGAGGGAAGAGATTCATACGCATTATCTATTGAAAGGGTGGGGAGATATTTTCGTGACTTTGCAAGAGGTGACATACTTCTCTCTGATTTAACCCCGTCACTAGTCCAGAATTTTGCCGCATTCATACGGAAGCGGAAAGTGACTGAAACTACAGTAAACACAATGCTTGCCCAAATGAAATCTGTCGTCAATAGAGCGATAAGAGAGTGGAATATATCTTACGATATACATCCTTTTGTAACGACTAGAATATCTGCAGCCCCTATCAGGAAGCTTGATCTGACAGTACAGAATTTTAACAAGATTCGTGAATCTTCACCAGAAAAGAGAAAGCTGATTATGGCACGTGACCTTTTTTGCCTTTCCTTTTACTTGGGAGGGATGAATCTTATAGACATTATGCAAACAGACTTTAGAAAAGATGTATTGGAATATTCACGCTCAAAGACTAAAGGGCGAATGCAGTCGGATAGTGTAATCACATTTACAATACCGTCTCAAGCAAGAGAGATAATATGCAGGTGGATGGATAAAAGGACGGGGAAACTTGATTTTGGGTATAAATTCACATATCACAACTTTTCTCAGTATGTTACGTATTCTCTTGGAGATTTGGCTGAAGAGTTAAATATTGATGAACGTGTTACATTTTATTCGGCCCGCAAGTCTTTCGCTCAGTACGCCTCTGAAATAGGTATTCCTGACGGGATAATAGACTACTGCTTAGGCCACTCAGACAAATCAAAAGGAGTTATACGATACTACACCAAAGTCCGGCAGAAACAGGCTGATATGGCCATATCTCGTGTGATTGATTACGTGAACAACCCGGAAAAGTACAAAGAATATATCGAACTGAGGTCTGATATTATGATGATGAGAGGGTAATTTGTCTGACACTTTATCTGTTATGTTATGTATGAGGCAATGGAGCCACTACATAATATTTATTGTAATATGAAAAGAATTATCAACAAATGCCCATGCTCGTTAGAAGCTTGGGTTGGGGCAGATGAACCTGTCTTTAGCGAACAGAATCTTTACTTCTCTCGTAAGGTTGAAGTGAAGGAGTATTTATACAAGAGACTCCAAAAGTACAAAGGCGAAATGGTGGAGTGCTATGTATATCAATTTTACAAGGGTAAACCGCGTGAAGTGCTTGTATCTTTTAATGTAAAATAGCCTAAAGTATAAGTCAATAAAAGCCCCTTCCGGATATTAATCTGGTTGGGGCTTTCGTTTGCAATAAAAGCAAACTTCTACACTGCAAAGATGTATATAATTTCCCAGAAAAGTTGTATATAATTATTGGAAAATATTGTATATCAGAATGGCTACAATCTTAAATTTAAAACATAGTAATTACAATGTAAGTATTTATATGTAAGCACTAATCATTTTTAGTATCTATGGATTTATATAATTTGCTTAGAAATTCATAAGATATATATTCATTCCTAACAGCCTTTGGTTGTAAAATCGAAGGGAAGCTTATGTATCCCATACGTGGTATATTACCTGTACTTTCTTTTAATCTTATATCTTTTAGTTCCAGGTTATTAAATAAATCTGCATCTAAATATAATTGTCGTGTTTTGTGATTTGATAAAGAACTAAATGAGTTAAAGAATAGGATTGCAAGCTCTTTTTTAGATAACTGTGCACGGAATATATTTGAGTATTTTTGTGGTGATTTAAAATCAGATACAGTATCTAAGATGTAATAAGCATTTCTAAAATACGTACCAAGTTGATTTTTATATGGTTCAAAACAATAATCAGCGGCTTTTGCTAATGCTTCTGTTATTGGTTTTAGATTGTTCTCTTTCATGTATATTTTAATCGCATTCAAACAGAGATAATCATAGGCATTCTGATGTATGGGTATTGTTACAACTGATCCACCATGTTGACCGAGACCATGTTCTTTATAAATATTATCAATAGCAATAGCTAAAGTTCTATATGTCAATACCCATTGACCTACGGTTATTTTTTCAGGTATATTTTTATTGGTAAATTCTTCTATAGAGAAATTATCAGGAATGGATTTTCTAATTTCATAATAAAAACAGTGATACAACTCTACATAAATTTGTTGATATGTTTTTTCTTGTTCACAAAGTTCGTTATACGAATTAATCTCCCATTTACATTGCTTTGTATCATATTCCCAGTCTATTCTTTGTACACGTAAAGCATCTCTATAGGCAATAAATATTTTTAGTAGTTCAAAGAATATAGCTCGATCCTCACTATTTGTGAATTGTTGTTTGCTTTGTCTTAGCGTAAAGAGTACTCCAATAAATGCTATTAATCCTGTAATAGCCCCTAACAGGCTTCCAAAATCACCCCAATTTGCTGCTTCCTTCTCAAAATCCCCCTGAGTATAAAAATACCAAAACAGAATTATTACTATAATTAATGCAGAAATAAAACTTAACCAACTAAGCCAATCATTGAAGTATCTTTTGAATTTAAAGAATTCTTTATTCATACTTTGGAAACACGTTCAATATAAATCCTTTACACATTAATAAGATAAGAACCATCTTTCTTGTAGTCCTATACATCCAAGCACAAATATACTATTTCTTTTTTGTTCTATATATCAACAGAACAATAATCACTATAGTAATTATTAATATAATACCGAACGCCCATCCTCCAAGCTCAAGTTTCATCTGCTGCCATCGGGTCAACTCTTTTTCTACTGGGTAAGGTACTTTTTCCTTTTTGGAAACAACCACTTCCTTCGCTGGAAGGTAAACCGTATCCGGCTGAGTTTTTGTCTTCGCCAGCAGATTACCCAGGCTGTCAATAGTTAGCTGTGCTTGTACATTCTTGCTGTTTGCGATGTCCAACCATTTCAGTACGACCTTCCCGTTCTCGTCGCACTCTAACAACGCCCGGATGGTGGCGCTGTCTGGCGGTAACTGAACTTCCACCAGCTTCTCCACTACGACACTATCAGCATAACTTTCTACCGGAACATATTTTATCGTCCGGCAGGAACAAACAAAAAACAAGCACATGAAAGGAGCCAGCGTAATGCACCGGCTCACTTTACCCATTATGTAGTCGTATAACTTCATGGCTTCACAACGATTTCAGGGACAAAAGGATATTCGCTCCGCACATCGAAGCAAGGACACATCTTCGTCCACTCTTCAGGTTCCACGATACCATCACCGTCCAGGTCAGGCGATGTGTCACGATGCCCCAGCACCTCGACAATCTGGTACTTTCCGCAAAGTTCCTTAATCAACTTGGCCAGCGCTTTCTTCTGTTCCGGCGTTCGGGTGTCGGCTGCCTTACCGTGCGCGTCCAGACCGCCCACATAGCAGATACCTATTGAATGTTTGTTATATGACACACCTGAGAATCCCTTACTGTTACAGTGCGCCCCGTCAATAGTGAGCGAACGGCCAACTTCTACCGTACCATCCAGCCGGATAACGTAGTTGTACCCAATACACTGAAAGCCACGGGATACGTGCATCTGATTAATCTCCTTTTTACCTATGTCCAGCCCGGCACGTGTGGCTGAGCAGTGAATTATTATTGAATCTATTTTGTTCATAATAAAATTACATCTATATTTGTGGAGTTCTACCAATGGTAGGATGGTTAATAAAAAATTTATTACAAGGAGTGCAGTGGCACTCCTATTTTATTTTATTTTAGTTTAGTTCAGTTTCTTTTCTTCAGCACGCTAATCCGTTTCCCGTCTTTGAAATACATTCGTGACATGTTCTTATCACGAACAAATCTTCTGTCCATCGAAAAATATCCATGCTTCCCGTCACTGAATACAGCCCTTTCGCCGGTCTTAAACCGAATCGGCATATTAGGCAGTCCATTATTCATGGCCGCCAGTATAAGCAATCTGCGTCTTAACAAACTCATAAAGCACCTCCCATCACAGCTATATTATTAAGAATACTTACCTGATACGTCCTGTTGGCCCTGACAACACTGCTTCCTATCCATTTCACACCTTCAGGAAGATTCAGGACGGTAGGCGTAACACCACTTGAAAACTGGAACATGTACTCATTGGCAATGCCTGGAAAGCCTTTTCCAAATGTGACGTTAAGTACGGATACTTCTCCGAACACATGGAACATGTTCGGAAGAAGCTCGGCACTGACCTCACCCGTACCAGCATTCACGCTGGATATGCAGCCATTGCCATAATATTCCCCATGGGTATAGATAGCCCGTATCTCCTTGATGTAGGAAACGGAATCAGGCAATATGTTACCGGCTTCCAGTTCTTTCTTGAAGGTGGCATATTTCAAATAATTGTTGAATCTCTTTTTCGCCATGTCATTGGGATTTATGGGGGGCTCTGATACAAAGCCCCCACATATTATTACTCGGTTTCCTCATTCCATGCAAACGCATCATCAAGATCCTGTTTAGTGGCATACTGCTTCAGAGTCTCGTTCGTTGCATAGCTGGTCAGTTCAGCCTTGGTCGCATAAGTGGAGGAAAGCCCTTCGATAGCCTCACTCAGTGCAGCTTTTGTGGCATAGGTGTTCGCCACATCTACAGCCTTGGCATATCCGGCCAAATCCTCTTCGGTAAGAAATCCTTCGAGGTCAGCTTTCTTTGCATACGCTGTCAAATCGACCGTACCACCCAAGGAATCCCAGTTGGTTTCCACACTTGCCTGATTGGCCGTTTCTCCGATGTAGACGAAGTTCGTTTCAGCCGGATATTTCTTGCCGTTCAGGGTAACTTCTGCCGTAACGTTATATACGTGGCCTTTCGATACAGAAGACACCCCTTTCAGGGCACTAAGGTCTGCCAGAGTACCCTTTGGCACATATACGGCACCAAGCGCGTTGACCTTGTTTGTCAGTGTGTCAACCAGACCTTTCAGAACTTTACCCTGCTCGGCGGAAAGTGCCTTATTAGTCCCGCCCGTTGTGAGGTCATTGATAATCTGGATGAGTGTCTGTGCACCGACGTCAAGACGAATCCATCCGCCATAATCAGCCTGGGTAATCTTTGTCATGTCCTTCAGGACATACAGAGCCGGTTTGCCGTCCCCGTTATCTCCAACAACGACCAACATGCCGTTATAAGTATTCTTTCCTGAATAGGTAGCTGCGGCAATAAGGTCTGTCTTGTTTGGAACAAGCTGACGGGCATCCAGTGGCGCCTGTCCTCCAGGCTCAAAGTTCACGGCAAAGGAAGCAACACCCGCAGGACGGTTTCCTGTTGTTGAAGCCATCGGCATGACATTGTTCATCGGAGAGATGAAAGGAACTTCACGGCTGTTTCGTGCAAGCATGGCTATCACTTCATCCGTAATTTCCTCGCCGTTGTATGTGTCCGGCTCGTCTACAAGTTTTTTTCCGGCATCGGAAACTGTGAAGCGAAGTTGTAATGCACCGGACATGGCACCTGTCGTTGTCAGCTTCTTGTATGCAATCTGAACACTTTGTACGGTCTTGTTTCCTGCATCAGATACGGTGTACTTGTCCGTTCCGAAGACTTCCCACTTTCCGGACACCGTATTATAGAACTCGACTTTTGATACATTCTTTTCTGAAGGGAAGTAGAATTCAAGGCGGGTTCCGGTTGCTGCTTCAGAAGCAAATTTCGCTCCAATTAATGTATCAGTCCATTTCTGCAGCGGAAGCTTTGTATCAGGAGCTGCGGCAGACGGGAAATTGGTATCTCCGGCAGAGGTAGAAGCTGAAGAACCATTACAGTAAAACGGATAGGTACCATAAAGGTAGACAGCACCTGATTTCACAGTACCTTCAGGAAGCGGATTAGGGGACACGGTCGCCTTGTTTCCTTTTGAAGTGAGCAAGGTGTCACCTGCGCCATGATGAGCCTGGTAATTGTACTGCATCGTACCGAGTGTAACTTTCGTCGGCAATGTCTTGTTGCTTGTACTGTTTCCTACATAGATGAAGGACTGGTCATCGGAGATAAGTTCTCCTGCGCGGTTCTTGTTTGCCTGGCCAACAACCGTACAATTACCACGGTTAAATCCTGTCTGAATCTGTTCTGAGGTAGGTGCGCTTTCACCAACCTCCAGAATCTTGTTGGCGGTAAAAGGAGACTTGAATGATATTGTTGCACTTGGTGCCTGTACCGTCGGCTGGATTTCCTCAAAGAGAATATCCTCGAAAATCTGGCTCAGCGTCTTTGTCTTCAAGGTCTCGACCTTTGTCCCAGCCGGAAGACCTCCCAGTTTCGAAGGAGTGGCAAGGCTGTCTGGCAATGATGTCTTGAACCTGATGAGTTCCGTCAGATCATATTCGGTCTTGCCTGATGATTTGGTAACGATAAGTTTATTGCTGCCTTTGTCAAAACTGACATCTGTGACACCGCTTCCTCCATAATTCACACCGTTCATCAACAGTTCTTTGGTGTCGGTTGCAAAATAGATAGCATCCAGATGTTTTGACGCTGCATCATAACGGGCCTTTAAGCCCCTGTAGAATTTTAATTTTGTTGTTGCCATAAAAGTCTGATTTTAACTGTTTGTTTCTTCATTCCATACTGCTTCTGTTATCTCCTCCCATTCTCCATCCTTCCGGCCGTATATCTTCCCGTCTTTTGGCGCATCAGGAATGGGAATGCTTCCACCGGTTGATATGTCAATGGAAGAAGCACCAAGGTTGACGGTGGCCATTTCAAGGTTAGGGACACTTATGCTGTCCTCTTCACAAGTTGTTGCAACAAGCCTGAAAGCCTCACACATGTCAACGGCAGTCTGTCCTTCCTTACCATAGTTCTCCCACAAAGTCAGCGAATACGTACCAAGGTGTTTGTGGTCCGTTCCATGAAAAGTAAATTTCAGCTTGTTTCCCTGATATATCTCAAAATGGAAATCGAGAAATCTGCCTAAAGGATTCTTCAGCATGAGTTTCAAGTCCCTTCCTTCCAGTGGAACAGGCTCCTTGTTCGTGAGTATCTGCCAGGTGAAGTATATATCTTTCCCTATCCTTATCTTTCTCATATCAACTAGGTCATGAAACTTATTGTCATAAGTAATATTATGATTACGGAGTAGATGATTTCCGCTATCAGGCGTCTATCTGTCTTCTTCATCCTTTGTAACTTTTTCGATAATTTCGCCAGCCGTTGTGTACTTCTTTTTAATGTAGCCCACCAGCAGGCGCTTAATGGAAACCTTGTTCTTGATTCCGTGAATTTCACATACATGTTCCATGATTGAATCAAATTCAAATACAATAGCTATCCCCAGTCCGCACATTGACGATGTCGTATAGGAACAAATACCTACAGGCTGGAGAATAGCAACACCAAAACCGAATCCCAACACTAAATACGAATTATATTCGATGAACTTGCACATCGTTCGGCGGCCTGCTCTGGAAAAGCGGAAATCCTCTCCTCGCTTGACCACGCTGTCAATGATACCAAGGACAAAATCCGCTATAATCATGGCTACAATGAAGACCAGCATCCAGCGAAGCTCAAAGACAACGCTTCTTATCTCTCCTACAAAGGAGTAAGCCCCGGCAACAAGAATCTGCGGGGCTATGACGGTTATAAGGTTCTGCATCACTCCTTATTTACCTTACCACCGAACAACCTGGACAGCCATTCGCTTGTTACAACCGACACGATACCAGTAGATGCCAGGGCGACAAACAACGCATCAATCACCACAACCCATACGCTTGCATCTGCAGGAGGGAAACCGAGATTCATCCACCAACTGAAGAAGGTAACGATTACACCAACTACAGCAGTTACCCACATAGTCACCCACTTATTCATAGGATTGGATAGCTTCGAAGCGATAAATCCTACTACAGCAGGAACCACGACCGTAACAAGCCCGGTGAAGCTGGCAAATCCGGTCAGGAACTCCGGAACGGAAGGTTCTACACTAACGGAAGTCTCCGCGAAAACACTCACTACGCACATCAGCAGTGCGACCATCATGAAAACGAATCTTTTCATCTTACTAAGGTTTTAGATTAAACAAAAAATGCCCATAAGCGCATCCCAACTTAATGGAACACGCTCATGGGCGTAACTACTATTTCACACACAAAACTACTCATTTACCATCCTTTTTCAGCGAAGGTAAATGATATAAAAACGAACAAAGAATAAAAGGTTTCAAAAAGGCTGACACGCCTTGTCAGTAAGTTGGTAGAAGCCGGGTAGAATAAGCAAGCTAGTTACTATTTTCTACCCAATTTCTACCACTCAAATAATTTTCAATACAGCTTTCTTTATTTCAGTTGTTTTCATTCATACCCATAAGTCCTGGCGGAACTTATTGGGATTGCAACATTAGAAAAATCGGGGCTTCACCCCGCTGCTAAATTCAGCCAGGGTGATAATTCTGGAGTGTCCAACATAGATGATATAGATATTCTGTCTACTGATATATACAATGGAAATATTTTAGAGAACAATGCTACATTCATAGTTAAAACTTACCCTGCTTCTCCGGCCTATATGTATCAGGAAGCATTCTCGATGTATCCAATTAAACGATATTGGAGGGCGAAGGTGGACGGTACATGGAGAGGGTGGATTGAGTTATAACCATCCAGTCCATGAGCCATCCGATAAGTTCTTTGTTCTCGAATATAATTTACCTGCATAATCGACAACAACCTGCATTTCTGTGTTAAGAGATGTGTATCTTACTGCATATCCTGATATGTAATTGGCGGTTGGGGTTATTTGATTGATATACCCTGACACAAACATTACAATCATGCGAGATGGGCTGGTAAGCCCATTATCCAAGTCACTTTTTGTAACTCCTTTCAGTAGAACCGCTCCCATCAGTTCCGCCAGTGCTAAATCTGCCTGGCGGAACTTATCGGAACAGTAACTGGGGAAAAAGACGGTTTAATGTCAAAATCCGGATTCATAGAAAGAGGAGATATATCAGATGCAAATACCCGATTTTCCGGATTTCTTCGAACTCATGGGATGCCCAATACCCCATACCCGTCTGAGCATGGTATCTTAGTATCTATTTCAACAAGTTCTGTATGTTTACAGTTCTTTTTGAGAGGTTGGCCTGTCGAATTGTATTGGAGAAGCCTTTGGGACAACTGGAATTCTTGGAATCGAATCGGTTAATCAGCTTAGTTGTCTCCATGCGCTCCAGCTGTCAAGCCCCCATCTCATTCTTGTGTATGATGTACCGTTGTCTGAAATTGCAAGCTGAGAAACAGAGCCACCCGCTCCATCTTGAAAAACAATAATATGCCCAAGCTCTATCGGATAGTGCTTAGAAGCTATATCTTCACCCCAACAATACACTGCATAAAATCCTGAACCGGTAAGATTATTAGCATCCGTATTAATATCGACGCGGTCTCTATATTTGAACGGGAAATCAATAAGTTCCGCCAGGACTGACGCAACCTGCTCTTTTGTCATTACTCCGACGGCATTTCCGGCGGCATTCACGGCCACAAAACTGGAGATGTCTTCCAAAGCAGGGAGAGCCAGTGTAGACTTTTTCAGCAGCTCCGTTTTCGACACTTTATGCGGAACGCCGTTTGTATCGTACACCTGTACCGTTTCACCATCTTCTTCCGTTGTCTGATTCTTCATACTTTCTGTATGTTTCAATAGATTGTCAGTTTCTTCACCTGTAAAGCTTAATACAAAATCTTCTTCTGCTGCCATAATTGTTTTTAATTTATAGTTATTAATGATGTTTCCAATGTATATTATAATTATCTTATTGCATCATCAAGCCCAGCAAGAAACCATGGAAGAAGCGACGCTGCATGATGTCTTACCCTGCTAACTTCATCATCTGAAAATTCGGTATCGTCATCGCTGGAAAAAATTTTTTCTGCTAATTTTAAATCAGCAATACCAACTCCTGTCACATTGTAAATGTTATCTGCAAACATTTCTCTGACATCAATCTCCACGAAATCGGATTTATCTATCTTCGTGTACTTCTTAAATTTCTTAAAATCTATTTTCATGATTAATCAACTAAAATTCCATTTTCAAAAACCAGTCTATATCTTGAAGGTATCGAACCATTCTGTATAGTCCATGATATTGTTCTCGTTACTCCTTTTTTGTATGTATATGAGCCATCGGCTTGCAATGACCATCCGGTACCAAACTCATTAGACAATATCGTATTGGTATAAAGATTTCCGTTTACATGTACTCCTCCGTCAAAATATCCGGCATAAGTATTAGAACTATGTGGCTTGCTAGTACCGTTCCTTGAAGCATAGATACATGCTCCACCGTCATTGCTTCCAATTATTTTAACCCCAAATTTCCCGTCAGTCGCACCATTGAAATTTATGTCAATCATACCACTGTTATCATCCGTAGGAACACCAATCCGTATACTCCTGCTATCATTGCCGAAAAAATCCCTTCCCTTCCAATTCAAGGAACCGTTGTCTATAGTGAAACCTCCAATCTTAGCACCATCGGCAGATATTGTTCCGGAAAAAGTACCTTTAGCGGCTTTCAGTTCACCCGAAAATGTACCGTCTGCACCATCCAGATGTTTCACTTTTAACGAGTTTACATCTATGCACTCTGTAAGAAGAAGTGGTTTCCCATTTTTAACCGTAAACACGGCTATTCCTTTCCCTTCAGAACTTTTAATTTTAAACTTATCTGAAGAAATAACAATCTCATTTTTTTCGATGTCAATACCCGTAGCACCAAGTTTAATTGAGATATTTTTCTCTGCTACATCTACAACGCTTTCACCATTTGACAACAATATTCTTGCTGCACGTACCTCTATTTCTCCAGAAGCAAGTCTGATATAATTTGTCTTGTCCCTATTACCGATATATGTCTTTCCATAAACATTAAAGTATCCTTCTTTAGTTAGACGATCATATCCGATTGAAACTATATCTTTCCCTGAGAGGGAGTAAGAACTTATCCCCTGATAGAATGTCAGATATGGCGCACCATCTCCGTATGCAGACAACACGATTGCAGCCTGATAGTCCGGGTCGGCTATGTCTCCAAGCTGTACCATCACGTCACCCACTTTGGGTATATCGCTTCCTTCGTCACAATGATTCACGGATACATCTATCCAGTTATCACCAACATTTTCCACCAGACGCCACCAATAGTGATTGGATACGCCGTCATACGCGCCTTCCTTAATATTAAAGGACTGTGAGCGTACTAAATTCCCTGGCTTAAAACGATTTTCTATGGCTTTCTCACCATCATCTGCAAGGAAGTAACAGCGATAAACAGAACCATAAGTTCCAGGAGATGAGTAACCTCTTTTCCCGTCTGAGAACTTGACTCCTTTACCATCCTTGAAACGAATTCCCTTTTTTTCTATAAACTCGACCTTAGTAATCGTTGCTCTGGCCCCGTTGGCGTTGAACATGAAGGAAGCTCCGGCCAGCTCGGTCTCCATTATTGAAAGTAACTGGAAGATAGCTTTCTTGCGCACGTACAGTTTGTCAATCCATCCGACAGACTCGCCGCCCTTTTCTGAAGAGAATGACATACCAGCACCCATCATACCAGTCACGAAGTCAATTGATTCCAGGAAAGGAGATATGATACCGCCAAGAAGCTTAATGAGATAGTTTGTCTGGTCTTCCTTGTCCTTTCTCAATAATGTTGCAAGTGACCGTTTTGCCGAAAATACGTTACTGTCCGATGGGGCAGTAGAATCATTGGTCTTAATCACATATATGCTACTTCCTCCGCCTCCAACATAAGTATGCCCTTTATACGTAATCGACTCCAGTTTCTCTTCCACATCATTAAGGCGAGAGTAGGGCATACTTTCCCCAATAGTATATACCGGAGAATCCCATGGAATGTCAAGGTTAAACTCCCATCCGAGAACACGGCTTTCACGGCCATTCTCAAAAAAGGCTTTATTGACCAGGTTTATCTTTTGCCCGAACTCGAAAAAGCGTTTCAGCTTGTCTTCATTAACCCATTCTGACCGGAGGGTAGTGTAGTATGTACCATCGTCCTTTTTTCGCTGGTCTGCTATCTTCTGTGCCTTCTCTTTCAGTTCCTGCTCCGCGTCCGGAATCATTTGTACAGAAACAAACTTTGGATCAAAACCGGAAAGGATATACTTGTCATCATTTTCAGGATATATGGTATCATCCGGCAATGGACGTCCGTAGTCTTCGCTGCGGACAATTTCCCAAAGCTGGCTTCCGTTGTTGTCCGGGTCAAAAATAACACCGAACTCCAATCCATTCATTTTGCCGGACTGAAAGATAATTGTCAGCTCTTGTCCCGGAAGTCTGTAGTCCTTGGAGAAATTCAGGCCAGTATCACGATAGCGATAGTAAGTCACGGTTTCCTGACCTCCGTCTTCATTTGTAACGGTTTCCGTCCTCGTAGATACACTTGACATCGTATTTTCAAGTCGGGGATATACCTCGTCAAATACCACGATGTCTTCAATTGCTTCTTCCTGGCTCATGTCAGGATACACATCTATGTATGGCGTACCAGCGGGAAGCATAAGTCGTCTTTGCACAACTCCGTTTACTACCGTCTGCTCTTCAATGGGACGGTAGTTCTCAGGTATGTTTCTTGTAGATCCGAATGCATAAATGCGGGTGGCATAAGTGCCTTTGCTCTCACTGCGAGTCATGGCAGACGCTTCAACCCCTAACTCGATTTTGACGGCATCACCGAATTCGTTTCGCCCAAAATGAATTACGTTGTCCGTTATCCAGCAATCACAGTTCCACTTATCCTCACCCGCCATTGAGAATAAGGCATCCAGCAGGTTCATATTGTCATACGTCATTGCAACTGCCTTATTCTCTACTGTTGAATCTATTTCAAATACGAATTCTTTTCCCTTATAGGTATATCCCAAAGCTTTCAGGTTACGTAAGAACACACCAAGCTGTACATCAAGGGCTGCGGTGAGAGACCATGACGCTTCATATCCAGCATGTTCAGGAGTGTATTTGAAAATTTTGTTTTTCCACTTCCAGTAGTAAGCATCCAGTTTCAGCTCATAATCATATCCAGCGGTAGAAGCATTGAAAGAAGGTTTCTGCAAGTCAGTTACCTCATATACTTTTGAAAGTAATCCGCCCAGAGAATCATCCAGAACCCCAGAAAGGTCTACATAGTCACCAAGTTTAAAATATATAGGTTCAGGCACGGAGAATGGGAGAACGATGTAGTCCTCTTTCATCAGTGTAAACTTTCCCTTCGCCCCTTTGTTGATAGGGGTGGAGAATCTTGTCTTTCCGGATATGTCCTTAATTTCAATCATATCCCCAAAGTTCATAAATAGAAAATGGAAGCCCTAAAAATCCGGACTTCCATTTGAAACAATAAAGGAAATGTTCGTTATTCGCTTCTATCCATGGGATTCGGTTCGCAAAACTTACTTGAAACCTTACCGAAACACCTGTCAATACTCAACCCGTAAGAAATGCTCTTACCCAGGTAAACCAGCTTGTAGACTTCGTTTCCAAGAGTTGGGATTTTGATGTTTACGGTTCCTTTCTCCAGTTCTGACTGAAAAGATTTCTTCTTTGTCCGATAGTCGCCTTCTGAGCCTCCTTCTATTGTGAACTGGAGAGTGATTTCACGCGATGCTACTTTTGCATTTTCGGTTATTATTCGCTTCCCGTGCTCCAGACGGCTCTCATCTTCAATGTAGTCTTTCATCTGATTGAATCCGTCGATAGCATCGAGAAAACCGTCACCCATGCGGACACCCCATGTGCTCCAGGCATCCTTCCCGTTAATAAATAAATCTCCTGTCATAATCTTGCTGTATTACGTTTCACTTCGGCAATGTCGGCCTGCATTTGTTTGATAGGTTTGACAATTTCGCCTGTGTTCTCTCTGATTTGCTGTAACTCCAAATAGGAATTGGCCAGGATAGTACGTGTCTCGTCGGCAATGTTGTACAGACCGGTCACTTGTGAAGTCAAGGAACCGATGGAGCCTCGCAGTTCGGTAATAGCTATCGTTTGCTGCTGTTCTGCCGTCTCAATACGAAGATTGGACTCATATACGGCTGTAAACCGTCCGCTCAGTTCCCCGGCATCCTCGTGCGTCATTTCCGTACCGAATCCACGGCTGGAAGCTGACTGCTGTCCTTGCGCTTTTTTATTGTCATACCCTACAGCGGAAGCAATATCATCGCGTTCTTTGATAGCATCACTCACGATTCCATTCCATTTGCCTTGTAAATAATTAAGTTCATTATCATCAAGGGTTCCATCCTCCATTCTTTTGGCAAAATCTTCATACCATTCATTCAATCTGTCATAGTACAACTCTCCAATCTTGTTTGAAAGCATGGCTCTCATGAAATATTCAGACATGTTGTCGGCAAAATCTTCGGCAGATGCATCCATATCCATTAGCGTATCAATGAAACTGTCATACATCGAATCGAATGTCATTCCAGTGAGTGATTCATTGAGTTGTGTTTCCAGTTCTTCAATTTTTCCGGCTTGCTCAATGTAATCATCCAGCTTTTCAGTCAGCCTACCTCCATAACCTCCCTTACCAGTATTCTGTATCTGCGCCCACATATCTACATTCCCCTTCAAGAGTTTCATTTCTTCAGGAGAAAGATCCCAAAGACTTCCATCCCAGATCCTTCCTATTTGATTGCTGAAATCATTTATTTGGCTTTGTGTGAATCCTCCCCAGTAATAATTCCAGCTATGATGGTTTCCTGAATAACGGGCTTGTTCCTGTGCTATTTTCAGATAGTTTGCGTTTTGCTCATCTTGATACTTCACGGCTTTCCTTGCAGCATTGACTGATATTGCACCTCTTCCGGCTTTTATGGTGTCATTCAGTGCGTCAATACTTCCCTGAAGTGCTTCATTTCTGTCTGTCAGTCGGTCTATAGCCTCCTGCACCTCCTTGGCATTGCTCCCAATAGAAGTAAGTTTACTGAATCCACCGAAAGAAATAGCGTCAAAAATGCTTCCAATACCTTTCATTAAGGATTCTCCTATAGATACGAACAAATCTCCTGACAGCACATCTTCAATGATTCCAGACACGGCACTGAATACGGAGTCAAGGAGTCCGCTAATTACTATACTTATCCCATCCTTGAATATGTCAATTATAGAAAGAATCCATCCGACAACGGGAACGCTTTCAAGCGAATCAGCAAGTTTTCCAGCAGCACCACCAACTCCTTTTCCTGCTTGAATCAGTCCATTGTAGATATTTGTGAGGCCTCCGGAAGTTATCTGTTGCAATCCTTGTACCACGTTATCCATATTGGCTTTTAATGCAGTGGCTGTTTCAGACATTCCTTTCTGTGCCTTTTCAACATTTTCTGACTGCATTTGTACATTTGCAGATGCCAAATCAGCATTGCTCTGTGCATTTGCCAATGCTTCCTTTGCTGCATTTTTCTGCTCTTCAGTACCGTTTTTCAACGCATTCTCATATTCTTCCTGAGCTGTGACAAGACGCTCCAATGCATCCGCTTCCTGCTCCTTAGCAAGATTAAGACTTACAACTGAATTTTGATATGCTTGTACATTATCACCAAGTTTCTTGAAATCCAACCCTCCTGCACCTCCAAGAGATTTTTCCATTTGATTAACCGCATCAACAATGGCTTGCTGGCTTGACGCGTCTGAGTTTTTGAACTCATCGGTCTGCATGTATTTCCTGGCATCTTCAAGAGCAGGTTTAATCATATTGGAGAACATTCCTCCGAACTCACCAAACACTGTTACCCAATCTATATTTGCCTTTAAAGCATTTGATTCGATACCGGAAAGTTTGCTGTCCCGTTCTTTCCCTAACCTTATCTTTTCGGCATTTGTTTGGGATTTGGCTATCTTGTCGGCATATTCTTGTGCAATGGCATACTTACGCTGTTGGAACGTGCCATATTCCTGAAGATAGGAATTTAGTGCATCCTTTTCAGCTTGAAGCGATTCAATATCTACTTCATAGAAAGACTTATTACGCTTTGCTTCTGCATTGGATTTCATCACTTTCACTTCATCAATCTCACCATATTTGGCTTTAGCCTTGTTGTAAGCATCAATCTCTTTCTGGTAATCCAGTTCAATCTGTCTACGTTTCTTTTCAGAACCTTCTTCCATCAAGTTGATTTCTTCCTGCTGATTAGCTCTTATGAGTTGTAGAAGTTCATCAGAAAGATTTTGCTGATTATCTACGACCTTCTTGTTTTCTGATTTGTGGCTGACACCAGTAAGTGTTTCCAAGGTTTTTTCTGCACTCTGCAACTCTTTTTCCTTTGCCTTGATAGCAGATTCTACGGTTTTACCGGCTTCTGCTTGTAATTTTCCGCTACGAAGGTCGGCAATCTCTTGTTTGAGTGTCTTGATACGTATGGTGGCATTTTCTACTTCTTCAGATATTGTAGAATGTTGGGCTTCTTTTTTATCGGATAAAGAAGATTTCTCAATCTCTTTTTCCAATTCTTTGATAGCAGAAACCGTTTCGCCTAATTCCTTGTTTACGGAATCCAATTCTTTCTTGGCCTTATTCGCACTATCTTTGAGCTGATTGTTTACTGCACTATTTTGAGAGAATACGGCCACACCTGTATTGACTCCTCTGTTTTGTAATGCGCTTCCAGTCATTGTCACGGATGAATTGTACAAAGATTTAGCCTCATTGTAATTCTCCGTAGCGACTTTCTGCTGCTTTTCTTGAGTCCGTTTTTTGCGATACAGCTCCTCCAGTTCTTCCTGAGCAGCCTTCATCCGTATCTGCTTTTCCAGTTGTGTCAGATAGGATTTAATGGCCTCTGTGTTGTTGTTTATCAGTCGGCCCTCTTCATCAAGACTGGCATTGTAAGAAGGAATGATGGTCTGCAAATCAGACAAGGCTTTCTTCTTCCGGTCAAGAGATGACGTTTCACTTTTCAATACGCCGGACAACCTGTCAACTGTTGCTGCCTGCTTGGAAAACTCCTCATCGGCCTTTTTGTTTACCGAATTAAGTGTCTCCTGCGCTACAGTGGCTTCATTGGTTCTCTTTGTGAACATGTAAACCGCCGTACCTATTCCAACAAGAGCTGCCAACAGAGTGACATACATATTGGATTTCGAAGCGACATTGAAAGCCTGTTGCGCGGCGGTGGCCAGTCCCAATTCCTTTCTGTACATTCCAATCAGTTGGATACTTTCAACGAATCCGACCGCCTTCTGCGCTACGGCTGCGGTAACCAACGCGGCCTTGTATGTTCCGTAAGCTGCAATCAGTCCGCCCATGATAGACAACACATCATCAAGACTTTCCACCAAGTCCTCTGCTGTACCGATTCCAAACTCGAAAACCTCCTTATACTTGTTCCCGAACTCATTCATTTTCTGGAAGAGGGTATCTTCGATATTCGATAATCGTTGGGGCCACGTCCCAGCGGAACTTTCCATAAGGTTGGCAAATTTCCCTCCTTCGGATGTCATGTTTTTGAAAGCCTGTTCAACTTCCTTAAAGCCGACCTTGCCTTCCTTCACAAGTTCACCTACCTGGTCTTTGGAAACTCCTAATACCTTGGCCAGTTCTTCGTAGATTGGAATACCTCGTCCGGCGAATTGACGAATGTCTACTGTCATGGCTCTTCCTTGCGTTCTTAGTGTTCCATACAGATAAATAAGTTGACCGATAGGTATCTGCAATCCGGAAGCCACATCTCCAAGCATAGAAAGTTCATTTACTACATTGTCGGCAGAGGAACCGTATGCCAAAAGCTGTTTTGCTCCGGTCGCTACATCATCAAGATTGAACGGTGTTTTGGCTGCGAACTGAACAATATCGGCGATGAGTTGTTCTGCTTTCGATTTGTCCTGAAGGATTGTTGAAAGAGCTACCTGTAACTGTTGCATCTTTCCAGTTGCTTCAATCACATCGAAGCCGAATCTCTTTATCGCCACCAGTCCACCGATTTCAGCAGCAGTACGTTTTAAAGAATCTGTCAGTGATTTTACAATCTCATCAGCATTGTTTGTTCCACTGGCAAATTCTTTGTATTCTCTTGTGAGTTTTCTTACTTCGAGTCTGTTTCTCGCCTGCTGGTCTTGTAACTCGCCAAGGGAATATCTCTGCTCGTTCAAGGCTGCTTTAGCAGTGTTCAGTTCAGCTAATTTGGCTTTTGAATTAGGAGAATACTTACCCATCTTTGAATATTCATCAGACAGCCGTCTGACATCATCCTGCGTATCACGAATGATTTTCCTTTGTTTGATGATTTCCTCCGTCAGCTCATCGGAGACCTTTGACGCAGAATTAAGCTTTTTCTTCAAATCATTCTCCATCACAGCACCAGCTTTAGCCGCCTCAGTCACCAGCCCCATCATCTGCTGACGGGTGGATGCCAATTGCGTTTCTAAAGCCTTTGCAGCTGTAGGAGACTTGTTTACGTCCATCTTCTTGAGCTGGGCTTCCAGTCTCTCACATTCCTGTCTCAGCTTGACAACCTGCTCCCAGTCAGAACTGACTTTAAAGTATAGTGTAGCCATATCTATTTCTTGTTTCTTCTTCTGCGTGAAGCCATGTCCTTACCCTTCACCTTTGTAACCTTGGTTCCGGTAACTGCATGGAGCTTGTCACGCTGCATTAATACTAAATTCCTGTATGGTATCTCATAGACCACTTCTCGGTATGACAGATGCAGATTTTCCATGAACGATGCAATCTGCCCCAAGAGAGTTTCATTGCCTACAACCTCGGTTTCGCTGCCAGTAGACTTACGTTCCTCGCCAAGCTGACAGCTTTGAGAAAAACCTTTGAGTCAATCATAGAGAGTGCTTCATCTAAAGCATTTACGTTTTCTTCGTATGTTCCTTTGGCTAACTCTTCACTCAAGTTTTCGTCACCAGCTATCAGCCAGGAAAGAGCCCTGCTGTAGACCTCACTTTCTCCCAGGGAGAGAAGAACTTCTTTCAAATTGTCTGCTTCTTGTACGCCTGACAAATGGGAGATTGCTCCGGCCAGTTTGTTGATAGTAGGAGGGTAGACCGTGTAGGCTTTCCCAGCGACAAACACCGTTCTGAAATCACTTCCGATAATGGATTCAGTTACTATTTTTGCTCCTTGATTCATTCTGATAAAAGATAAAAATTAAGGGGTGAAGCCATAAAGCCCACCCCTGTTATGGAATTCAATCTCTACCTATTGGATAGGCATTAAGCACCTGCTGTTACTTCAGATGAGTCAAACCAGTATTCCGGTGCAACTTCTGCATTTTGTGGTTCCAGTTCCACCGCACTTACAGGAATACCGACAGCCTTGTCTGTTGTGGCTTCACGTGCACCGATGTCAGCACGGGGAATCACACAATACTGGTCATCGTCAGTCAAAGCGACAAGTAACTTCTCAATGTTTACCTTGCCTCTTGCTCGTTTCCAACCCTTATCAGTGTTAATAATATCACCACCCATAAGGTCTTTCTTAGTAGGATAGTCGTATTCTCCAATAGTGAAGTTTACAGTAACATCACCCATTTCCTTATCACTTCGATAAGTCTGATTCGTGAGCTGGTTCTTGTAATTTGTACGACTTGCTTCTGCTTCTTCAATCGTCCATGTATCCTGATGGATATTCTTGATTTCTTTCAATGCTTCACCCTGTAAAAGAGTATGCAAGGCTTGTCCTGTCAAATCTGCGGTAATCTCGCTTGTTTCGCCATACCAAAGCTTCTTGATATTCGCGGCTGTGACTTTCTTTGCTTCTGCCATATTATTTCACATTTAAAACTTCAAACAAAATTCTTACATTCACATAGTGACACTTTAAAGCAGTGTCCTCCTCCGTTCCAATTGATTCGATAGAATAATGATAGGTTGTACCGTCATAGCGACCGGTAACACCGTCAAACAATCCCTGTGCCTGCTTCTCCAGTTCGTTCAGCCGGATGGTATTGGCTTCGCCTTCCTTCAAATCGGGAACACAAATGTTCACCTCGACGAAAGATTTCTTCCAGTATATGCCCGGCTGTTGCTTCTTGGCGTGAATGACAATCCTTTCGGACTTTATCGCCCCTGTCAGCTTCTTGCCATGGGGAACGATATCAATCCCGAAAGACTTGCAGTCACGGTAGAGAATGTTCGCTATGTCAGTAGTTACTATCATACAATAAGATATTGAATATTATTATCATACTGAAGGAATACATGAAAAACCAGTTCTCCAAGTTGAACAGTACCTGCAAATCTTTTGTCTGACAAATCTTTATCAGATATATTTTGTCCTGTTGCATACATAAAAATATCCACTAAACACAATTCTTTTTGACATTCATCTACTACTGCCCACAAGCAAATTGCATTCCGTTGTGCTTGAATAGATAATATTCTTGCTCCGATAGGCAGACATAATTTTGAGTGGTCTGCGACCATCAGTTCATACTTGAATATTCGTTTCATTTGATTTCCTCCTTTAATCGTCTCTCAGCAAATAAGGCTGCACCAGTTGAAACTTCGTAACCTTTGGATTCCACGTGTGAGGCATACTCAGCATCGTTTCTTATCACCAGTCCATCATCCTCAACTGAATACTTGTTTGACTTACGGAGCGTTCCGGTCCGGTTCTGATAACTACCGTTCTTTATAGCATAATCGACAGCTTCCTTTCCGACCCTCTCTTCTACAGCTTTCACCTCGGCATAACCTTGGTCGAAAAAGCTGTCCACGTCCGAAAAATCAAACTTTACAGCCATATCTCTGAGTAACCAAAATAATTCGTATTCTTCACCATGTAAACCTTGCCAGTTCCCCTGGTATTATCGCCATCCATACATCTGACTTCATCGCCAGCCTTCAGGGAGGTTTTCTTTTCACAGACTATGTGATAGTTCGGTCGGTACACCTCGCCGTTCTCCGAAGTAAACTCCTTGGTGGAGTTATCATCACACCGGCACTTACATACGTCCTGCCAGCTTTCTCCACCGGTTCCGGGAATAGGCCGGCCGAACTCGTCTGTTTCCATTGGAGTAGTAACCTTGATTTGTAATATATGTGGCGCGAATATCATAGGAATCTGACTTTAGGTTTATCTGACAGTGTGTCTTCAAGGCCATACTTCTTGCACAAGAATGAGTAGTATTCCTTCAAGCCTTTGGTGTCCCAGGACATAGAGAAACCGTTCTCGCTGATGGAAGTAGCACGAAGTAGAAGAGAGGGGATAAACTTCGCCATAGACACCGAAACAAGTCCGATGTTTGACGGGCCCATCTCATCCTCTCCGCTTACTTCTGAAGACAAACTTATCTCCAAAAGGTCAGCCTCCGACAAGTTGATGCCGAAGGTCTGAAACTTCTGTGATATGTAGTCGTTTACTGTCATGCGTTCATGGTTGACAAATCAAAGTTCACAATCAGATTCGGGTTCGTAATCTGAGGAATCCACTCTGCAGTGTATTCCAAATAACGACCGTTCTTGTCCTTGTAACCGGAAATAAGCATATCACCGTCTGCCTGGGTGTAGTTACGTCCCGGTACGCCGTCCACTGCTTCGTACGGAGTGTGGAAACGCATATAACCGACCTTATCCTGCGGAAGCAAGGTGATACGGTCGTCTGCATAAATCTGCACGTTCTTCCCGGTCTGGTCTTTCACGTAATCTTCCTTGATTTCAATGGCCGGAAGCCCGATGCCAGTGAATACTTGGGAAGCCAGTTGAGATGTAATCAAACCAGTTGAAAGATACATCTCATTTCCTGTAAGCTGCATCTTGAACTTGTCACCAAACTCAGCCGACCCGATGATATTCTTCACGAAAGTTCCTCGTGACATAATCATCTTCTGGAAATTACCGTAGTCCGCTTTCAGTGCATTAATCTGCTGCTGCAAATAGGTGATGAAGTTCGTCTTCGCACCAGTATCAGGCTTGATGAACTTGAACGGCAATTCAATGTTGAGAAGGTCAACGCCTCCGGCATTGTCGTCCTTGTTCTTAACAGCTGCTTCTCCGGTCATCAGAAGTGAACCTACGATAATATCCATGCGCTTGTGAGCTGCCAAAAGTACCTGGCGGTAATCGTCATAGATGAAATTCACGATTTCCTGCATGGCTGCTACCTGGTCAGCAGGTTTAGCAGCGTTAAACTTGTCAATCAAGTCCTGAAGTTCGGACAGGCGGTCAATGGAAATCTGGTAAGCATCGCCAAGATAAGCGATTTCACCATATCCTGAACCGATATTCCGGCGTTCACGGATAGGCTTCTCGCCATAACGAGAATTGATAGAACCGGCCATCACTCCAGTAACCTGACCGATGTAGTCCTTGAATACACGGGTAGTCGTTCTACGGAAATCAAGATACTGCTGCCAGTAGATTGTATCCTTACGAGTCTGAAGGACGCGCTGGATAACGGCGTTTACGATATTGGGGTCATTAAACAGAGTATGAATAGTTAGCATCATGTTTTACCTCCTTTCTTTATTTGCTTGCAATTACACCTGCTGTTCTCAAAGATGCCAGAAGGGCATTCAATTTTGTATGTGCATCTTCCTGCCCAGTAGCATCATCCACTTTAACACCCTGCTTTACACCTCCGAGAGCAGAAGATGTTGCTGCAGACAAAGTGAATTTGTTGGCTTGGGATGCGATACCATCCAATTTAGCTTTGTCTTCTTTACTCATCAAGCCATCTTGACTGGAAGACGCTTTGGCAACTACAGCCTTTCCACTTTGAGTAACGTCAGGAGCGTTGAACTGGAAATGCGGCATGTTGGCCTTGTCAATGTCAGAGAAAGGCATAACCAATTTGGTAGGCTCAATCTCGAATGCTCGCATCAAAAGAGCAACTAATACAATTCCTTCTTCTACTTGTACTCTTCCGTACAAGGCTGAGTTAGCAATGACTTTCGGAGTTGTGCCGCTTACCGCTGTAGCTTCATAGAGTACAATACCAGCTTCCAATATTTCGCCAAAGTCGGCAGACAGCGTCAACTTATCGAAATCTTTGTTTGATTTGTCAATACTGTTGATGGTAGCCCCATGAGAACCATTACCCAGATGCATACCCACATAAGCCAAAGAGTTTTTCTTGATTTTCAATGTGGTATTGGAACCGGTGGTAAACTTTTCATAGATTTCTACACGGATAGCCACCTGAGCGGTCTTCTTCACCAAGTCGGCGGCAATCGGTGTGAAGGATGGAAGAAACGAACCAGCGACAAGGTTGGCCGTATCCAGCTTGTAAGACCCTCTGCGTCTTACACCGGTAGAAACATCATAGCGTTCCTCGATGGACGGTTCAGGCTCAATGTTGTACTTAAATCCTGCTGACATAAATTACTTGTTTTGTTGTTCGACAATAGATTTTGTGTCCGCCTCAATCATTTTGGCGAACTCGCTCGCTTCCTTCTCCTGCTTCTGTTCGGCAGTTTCAGGAGCTTTGGAGAACTGAAAACCGTTGTTAGACATATCCTGCTTCATGTCCTTGAAATAAGTGTCCAAGTCGGTGTTTTCGGGAATGTTGCGGTCTTTCAGCATAAATTCGGGAATACCGTACTTCTTCGCCACTACTGAAATCTGAGAATTGCGCTGCGCCTGCGCTTCATTTTTCTCCATTTTGGCCAGCTTGTCGGCAAACGGCTTGATACCGGCGGCGATGCCATCGGCAATCATCTTTGCGATGTCTGTCTCCTGCGGCTTTGGAGGGTCGTTTGGTTTCGGTGGTTCTGGTTTCGGATTCTCGATTGGTTTTCCGTCTTTCAGTCCATGCTTCTTCTCGTAGTTTGAAACAGCGGAAGTCTGCGCCTGTCCTGCACGGAAATCACCATAGTTTTGCATCACGTCCTGAAATGAGATACCCTCAACGATGGAGGTCACCTTCGTTTCGTCCGTTACACCCTCTGCCTTCTTTGTGGCGATACGGGTGAGTGTGGCAGTGTCCACCCCAGCGAATTTCTGTTGCAGTCCTGCCAAGATTTGTTCAAAGATTGTCATACCGTATGAGTTTGATTAATAATTTCATACGGTAAATTTACTTATAGAGAAAGGGAAGGGGAAATTTTAAGGCTAACGATACGAAACAATTGGGAGAATGTTCGTTTTTAGACAAAAAGAAAGCGTGATTACCTAAGTAATCACGCTAAACTGATTATTTATTAAGTTATCAATTTGTTCCTTATACTTCCACGCGTTAAAATAAATATCGGAATTAGATTTAAAATAAACTGCAATGTGTAATTTATCCACGGACGATTAAAGAATATAGGTAATAGCCCGAACATCCATTGTGTTACCCAAATTAAAATGGACATTCCACTAATCCCTATCACCATTCCTAATATTAAACCCCATTTATTTTCAGGTGGAGCAAATGGAGATATTATAAGCATAAACAAAAATATTATTAACCATATAATCCAAAATAAAGAAGAAGATACTGTATGCAAAATTTGATTTCTTTGGATATTTTTCCTATCGATTTCTTGCATATTATTAGAAATCTTATCTTCTAATGTAGACTGATTATCAAATAATTCAAGAAATTGCTCTACTACTGTTTTCCTATTAATAAAATCATATTTCATTTCATCAAGTAACTTACAAGTTATTGTATCTTGCTTTAATGCTACTTTTGTTTTTTCAATTTTTAATAAATAATCAAGTTCTTGAGAATTTATGTATAAGTAAGAAAATCCTACAATATTATCAACAAACAATATTGATAATATTATCAGTATAGTGATGGATATTTTTCTTGGGACTGAAATTCTTTTATTTTCAAGGAAATTCCATATTTTAGAAATTAGCTCAGACATAAAATCACAACAAATTTATAGCAGACAGTTCTTCTGTCAGAGCATTAATACCTTTCTGAATCTTCTCCAACTGCTGTTTACGTGGTTTGTGTACTCCAGCCGCATAATGCCACAACTGGCGTTCATTGATTCCGGTTATCCGGCTCAAAGCAGCTTTGGTAAAGATACTGCTGTAATAGTTGATGAAGGTGGCAGCATCTATCTTGAACTTCAATGTGAACTCTCCCTGCAAAATTTCCACTGGAGCGATGTTCATTTCATTACATGAATCCAAGTAAAGTTCAACAGCCTCCTTCATGTTCTTTTCGATTTCCTTCACGTCGTTACCGACAGTAATCACCGGAGCACCTTCAATATAGGCACTAAGATTATTTCCAGCATGTTCTACAATCACTTCTACGATTTTCATACTGACCTCCTTTTTATCGTTAAACAAAAGAGGCGGGGGCTATTTTAGCCCCGCTTGCCTCAGAATGTTGTAATAAGTGCCTTTCTCAACGCCTTTCTTGCCGTGGTCTGGGACAATCACTACATGGCTACCATCAGTGTAAACCATGTGACTGCCTTTCTGCCTCACGAACCAAAAGCCATTTTCAGTAAGCAGCGTTACAACGTCTTTAACTGATTTGTAGCTCATAGCGTTTAAGACTTAATTACGATGCAAATATAGTAAAATAACGAATAATTACAAAGAAGTATTCATGTTTTTACTATGATAAAGAAAATAGCGATACCTCGAAAGATACCGCTACTCAATTGGTAAATATTTTAGATTTATATCATTCTGTTTTGTATTATCCCCGTAAATATTCTGACTGGGTTGTTCTATTCTTCAGATTTACTGCTGGAACTTTTAAGAGAGGAAAGCTGTTTCTGCTTCTCGATGTCGTTCTTCTGTTTCTCAGATTGCTCTTCCTTGATGGCTTCAATCTCATCCATAACTGCATCCACGTTCCCCACGAAGGTGATGGCCCGCTGTTGCGACCAGATTTCACCGTCCTTGGCCTTGATAGCTGTGTCTATCTTGTCTTTGATGTCCTCCAGTTTATATGGCTGCATCTGCACATCCACGTCAATAGTCTCGGAGGCTTCTTCAAGGGTGGAATTCACGGAACCCAACGCGGAGACAAGGAAATTTACACGTCGTTGCATGAACTCGCCGACGATCTCGTTCAGATTTTCTACGTTAAGGTGGGTGGACATAAACACATAATCGAAAGTCACACCGGAAACGGCGTTTCCTGTACCTTTCAGGGAGTCAAAAGAGATTCTGGGCGTATTGGTCAGTCCGTATATCTGACTTAACAGCGTCTCCACCTCGAACTTGACAGTATCAGGTACCTGTGACCAGGTAAGATACTGGGCATTTGCTCCCTGGCCGGTCAGCTCGACAACACGGTTCTTGAACTCACCTGAGAAATTCTCCACGTTACCAAAAAGCATGAGGATAGGGAAGAAGTGGTAGTCGATACAGTCTGCATAGTTTGAGAGAAGCTTCTCCAGTCTTACACGGAGGCTCTTTATCTTTTCACAGTACGCTTCCGGACGGTACATATAAATCACCGGCATCTTCTTGAATCCATGTGCAAATGAGCCTTTGTCAGTCCAGTTGCTTGTCAGTTCCCACTGATAAACCATGTCCTTGGTAATGGTCATGAAGCAGGTAATCTCCACATCGTTCAGGTCTTTTTTCTTATATTCACGGGATAGGGCCACCAAATCCCCCTGGTCATTGAAGAAAGGGTAGAGCTTGTCGCCACGGAACGGAGACCAGATGGCACTCTTCAGACGGTATTCAGGTTTTGATTTGCCGAAGATTCCTGAAATCTTTCGTTTGAGCTTTGCCCAGAAGCCGTCATCCTTCACCACATACCAGTATTCGGCCACTTCCTGCTCGGCCAGCCATGCCCGGACTACTTTCTTGTTCTGGTATTTCAACTTGTTTTTCTTGAACACCTGCTTCAATGTGGAAAGAAGGCTTTCTTCCGACTGGTCCGGCTGGCAATCAAGGACCGGTTCTGTTCCCACGGTGAAGGCAGTCTGAATGTTCACGATGTCCTGCTCGATAGGAAGAGCAATCCTGTTCGGGTCAACTTCTTTCCTTACCGCCGGCTCAACATATTCTTTCCCGGTTGTAGGGTCTGTAATCCGTTTCTCAGGCTGGGTCGTAATTTTGATTTTCGGGTATTTCTCTTCATCTATCACTATCTCGTGCTTGTTCGGATTCCAGTCATTGTAAAGAGCGTGAGCGTTTGGTTGCTCAGTCTTTCGTCCTTTTTTCAGATAGTAGATTTTTCTCTCTACTTCCGGCATAGCTAAAATTTCTTCTAAAGTCATATTTCAAAGTTTAATGTCCAAATATTCCTGAAACGTCTTTGGGTTTCATAATTCTACCGAGAAGTTCTCCCAGCACATAGTAGCGTGCAGCATCAATACCGTGGTTATCGTGGTCTTCCGGCTCGTTGATGTAGTTTCCGTCCTTATCCTTTGCCCAGACATAATTTCTGAACTCTCTCTGCAGGTTATAAGAACGCTTGGTGATGAATATTTCCATTCCCTGCATCTTGTCAATACCGGCATTGACAGAACCTTGCCCTTTCTCTACCGCGTATATTTTAATCCCTCCGTTATGAATCTCCTGGATGAGTCGCGGGTCCGCACTGTCGGCAATCACTCTCAAATTCCACGGGCGTAGCGTCTTTATAATATCCCCAGAAAGTAATCCAGTTCTATAATCCACTTCATCCAGATAAAGCGCATTGTCAATGATTCCACACCGGATAGAAGCCGATGGATCATTGGTATAACCAAAGTCCTGTCCGATAGCCACCTTCTTGCACCACATGGGGAACTCGTCCACAATACCCCATTTCTTGAACACGGCACCTTCGGCCACGTCCGCCCATCGACCGATAACCACATGAGCGTACTTCTCCGGATTCTTCTCTTTCATTTCCTTGACTTCTCTCAGGAACTCAGGAGAAAGGTTCTCTATATTGTCGCAGTAAGTCGTATGGATATGAAGTACATTCGGATGGGTGGAAATTTGCACCTGAACGCCGTCAATCTCCACCAGCCGGTGAGTATTCTCTATGTATTTCTTGTAGATGAAGTGATTGGAGTCACAGGGATTCATGATAATGATAATCCGGTTCTGAATTCCCTTCTTACGGATGGAGAGCATAATCTTGTCAAACTCTTCCTCACTGGTCCATTCCTCTGCTTCATCACAGACAAAGGTGGTGATACCCTGAATTGATTTCAACTTGGCCGTCTGATTCCCGGAAGAAGTCTTGATACCACGGAACATGATACGGCTGCCGGTCATCCGGTTTACTATATCGGTTTTGGTGGTCTTGAAATACTTCGTGGTTCCATCCAAATCTATCTTTTCCATCATTTCAGGAATAATAGACATCCCGGCAGATACCATCGTGTAACGGGTATATAGAATCTGGTGGACTATCTTCTCTGTGGGAGTCATCTCGAATGTCAATCTCTCGATGAAAGTGGAAGCGTTGAAAGACTTCCCCGAGCCACGGCCACCAGTAATGAGAATAATAAACTTCTCACCATCAGTGTACAAAGGATGATATATCGTCTGGGGTACAATCATTTCAGTTTGTCTTTAATCCATGAGTCGATAGAAATTCCGTGGTTAATATCCTTTGGAATATCTGCGTCTTCGTCCTGACGGCGTTCAACCTTCCTCCATTCATCATCGTGATGATACAGCCAGACAGACATTGCCTGAAGGTTGGGAGCCAGCTCGCTTTCACTTACCTGAAGCTCTTCTTCGCCTGTCAGGTTTCCGTCCTGGTCTTTCAGCTTTCTTACTACAGTACTCTTGGTCTTAATACCGCCCAAAGCTACAGCAAGGAACTTGGCACGTACAGCTGCAGTGATGGTCGCACGCCCGCGCGCTAATACTTCGCATAATTCAGAGTGCTCATTCTTCTTCTCACAAAACGTTTGGGGAGCCAAGCCTAACGCAAAAGCGATTTCTCTGTCCGTGAATCCCTTTTTGGCATACGTCTCCACCTGAGAGAGGAATTCCTCACTCTTGTAATCGAATTTGGGCTTTCGTCCTGTATGTTTGCTTTTTTGAGATTCACTTTTCATAATTAATCATCCGTTATTGTTACCCATATAAATGCGGCGAGAAACAGGCTTATCACCATAAATATCAATCCCTCTCTTTGAGAAATAGCTGTCTATCCTTGCCGCATATCTTTCCATTATAGACTTCGTTCTGTCTCTTATACTTTTTTGTCTGTCTGTACCAAGCCCGTATTGCCTTCCGGCGTTGTACATTATTCGTCTTGACTGTTGATACAACTGACTATATGTTTTTCTTCTGACTCGGCTTTCCTCCTAAAATTTCATGTTGTCATTCAATTCTTTCTATCTGTTCATCGAATACCTCACCCTTGATAAACTTGGAGTAGGGGTCGTAACCGAATCTTTCACAGAAGGCTGCTTTAGCTTCGAATGTGTCAAAGGAAAGCATCAGATAAGCGTCCATATCCTGGGCCTGCTTTTGGGCTGCATTCTTCACCTGCTGCTTTACTTCTTTCATGTGAGCTACCTTTTCAGCTCTTTCCATCTGCTTTGCGGCTTTCTCAGCTTCTTTCTGTTCTGTGACTGGTGCCATCATATCCTCTAGGGCATCGGCAATAGAGCTTTCTTCTTCTGTCTGGAGAAGAAAATCACAGCCTATCATATTCAAATCAGCGGCCGTTAATCCGGCATCCTGGTAATCTATATCCGGAACCATCCGGGCCAAAGCGTCATAGTCCCATGAACCTTGCGCGTTAGGATTGTTCATCAGGATGTTCAATTCCTTTTCCTGCTTCTCGTCCACGTCAATGACATCAACGCGAATTCTGTAGTCATTTTCAGGAAACTTCTGCAGTTCATCCATCACGCTCAGACGCTGGTGGCCACTGACGACGGTCAGTCCGGTCTGCTTGTTGACTACGATACCTCCAACCAGCCCGAATTTCTTAATACCCCGCTTCAATGTCTTACGGGATTCCTCAGAAAGTTTTCTGGGGTTATAATCAGCAAAGTGAATGGCGGAACGGTTAAGTTCCACCGATTCACTCTTAATATATTTGCTCAGTTCCATATCATCCGTTTACATTAGCGAATCGGCCTGTACCAATCCGAGTCGTTCTATCCCTCAATTTCCCTGATGAATCTCTTGCTCCAAGAAGTCCCATTCCTCGAACCCTTCTTGCTTGTGCGGCTGCTTGTGAAATTCTTGCAGCTCTATTACTTCCATCTGCATACCGTTGTGCTCCTTGTAGCTGAGCTCTTAATCTTGCAGCTTGAGCATTAATATCATTTAAACTTTTTCTTCTGACTCTACATTCCTCCTATTAATTTTGTTTATTTTTATGTTCCCAAAGGATTCTCTCAGCCATCGGGAACACATTGTAAATTCTCTGTAAATCTTGCGGGTAATTCTTCTCCAGCCATAACATACAATCCAGATTAAAGCCTACACCCGAACTGGCCTTCAGTGAATATCTGACAGGTTCCGGCAGCCCGTTCTGCTTCATGTAAGATAGAATGTCTTTCTGCGTCCAATCTGCCAGAGGATAGCACATTCCGTTGTTCTCATACCCGTTTGCTTCATAACCTTTCAGCATCAGGCGGCGGTTCATGCCGTCGGCCTTCTTCATGCCCAGGAAAGTGTAGTAAAGTCCATATCTGAGCTGCATGGCTTTCACAACATCAGCCAACTTCAAAAGCTTCACTTTGTGGTTTGGCACACAATACAGGCCACCGCGAAGAATGTAGGTAAGGTTCCAGTGGGGTACCTGAACAAACTCTATCTTCGGATATTTGGCTTTTACCCATCCAATCCATCTTTCGATGTGCTCTAAGCCTTTGACAAAGTACATGAACACGCAGACTATTCTATCAAACTTCGGGTAGATCATGTCCAGCAATACCAAAGAATCCTTACCCAGCGACAGAAACAGCAAAACCCCGTCAGTCTTCTGTCTGACGAGGTCAATATGGCTGTATGTCCTTTCTTGCAGTGTCATTATCCGCCACTCATGCCAAGTCCTGTGCGGACATTATAATACTGCTGTCTTCGGGTGATAAATCTGCCACCCTGAGAGAGACCACCATTCTCTGTAGTCAAACCTCTACGGCCACCACGGTAGCCACCAGTTGAAAATGTGCTTCTGTTTGTTCTGACTCAACGAAAATTTAAAGGGTTAAACATGCTTTTCAATAATTCTGCCAAGGTCATAAACGACCTGTGCAGCCAGATATATCTCACCCTGATAGGTGTATTCAATCAGATTGTGATTCTCATCTTCAAACAGCTCTATTTTGGCGTCTTTGACTTCTACCAGTGCGCTGGCTCTGTCTTTATTGTAGCCTACAAAAAACTGGATAGCATCGTAATGCTTAGGCTGTAAAACACCGTCTTTCTCGACACAATAGCCATCAGCGTCAAGCTGGCAGTATTTCTTCTGTGTTGTAGGCCTGATTTCTCTGAATTCTTGTGTTTTCTTGCCTGACAAGATTTCGTCAAAGAACTTCTGTTTGATGATAAGTGTAAGTATTTCCATAATCGTGTAAATTTTAAATGTTAGTTGCGGAAACAGGACTCGAACCTGTGACCCCCACCAAGTCAAAGTGGTAAGCTAACCATCTGCTCCATTCCGCGATAGTACCTTTATCACAAAGATACCCCATTATGAAGACAATTTTGAATAACGATTCAACGCATACGAAACAATTTGCTAATTGTTTGATAATAAATCAGGGTCGTGTTTATTGATGATGCTTTCAACAATTTCTTTTGCACATTCTATACCTGATTTATACCCTCTGGCATAGTCTGTTCTTGTAGACAAGTAGCTGGTATCATTACCCAGCCACTCGATTATTTCTTGCAGGATTTCTTTCTCATTCATAGTTTCAATAATCTCTTAGTTACTTCAATATCAATAAAATTAGTCCAACCTGCATTGTAAAGCTTTACTGCTGCTTCCGAAAGGGTTATTTTACCGCTTTCTACTTTCTCTCTCAGGCTTTCTAAAATGTTCTTTATCATAACCATCTCAAATTAGAATAATACACACCGTTTAATTTCGTGTAATCGCCATACAGCTTTACTTTTCCTTTGTACATCATGGCGAACTTAGAACTGCCAGCGGCAGCCATCATCATGGATTCTGTCACTTTCGATTCATACCCGTATTTCATTACAAGGGGGTAAACTTGGCTTCTAAAGAAGATTTCGCTGTCTGTCATATCATTTACTGACCGAATAGGCAAAACGCCATTATGGGCAAAATAAATGCCATTCTCGACAAACGGGTGACAGTTCTTTCTACACTTAGAACCATGCGTTGCCCACCTCATGTGAATGATACATTCTTCTTCAATACCCACCTTTGAAAGATGAACCAAAAACTTCTGATAATCCATTGTCTTGTATCTATGCTTTGAAGAAACAAATCCGTAACCATGATGATTGATTCTCTGAACTTTATTCAAGGTGTCCAGAGTTGGCATCTGAACACCCTTTGGCTTATAGATAATACAGCACATATTCTCTGATTTTAATCGTGCGAGGCTCATGCAAGAACCTCAGCACGTGATTTGAAGAATGACTTTTCTTTCTTTGTCAAGAAAGGTATCTCGTCAATTGAATTAATATCTGAACTCAGCACGTTCTTCTTTGACCAGGCAACCAGCTTGGCGCAGAAGTTAACCCAGTTGGAAATCTTTTCGAAGTCCGTAGAACCCTGATGCTGTCTGAACTCTATAGTCTTGTGACGAGCATAAGAACAGGCGTTCACCTTAAAATATCTGTTGTCTCTCATTACGTTTAGAACGTCATATCTCGTTCTGCAACATTCAAAACTTATACCTTGAAGAGTCTTGCACCACTGGCTGTTGTTTGCACGTCTTGAACGAGCCATAAAAGTATCAATCACCTTCTCTAGTTTCTGATAATTCTTGAACACATTTACATAGGCTTCGCCGGACAGAGTTGCAGCCCCGATATGAACATGTAAGCCTGTAGAGATATTCACTTGTGCATTTGCTTCATTTAAAGCTTTGCAACATGTTTCTAGGCTTTTCATCCCCCCTTTACCAGTAAGAACCGGTGAAACACATTCGATAGGGTTCTCACCTCTTATAGAAGAATCAGATACGAACTTGTAATAGTGGTTGTTGTCAACGTGATTATAACCCTCATACTGAAAAGGCATTTCGTTTCTTGTTGCACTTTCTCTCATAAGGCTTGCGGCTACCAGGCATTCAATCTCAACACCAAAAGTGAACTTGTGTGTTTCTCTGACTGTTTTAGGCAATTCAGACATAAGCAACTCAACTTCATACTTTCTCAAACCCAATTTGACGAAAGCTGCTTTCTTTGCTGCCTTAGAACCTTTCATGCTCTTAATCTCTTCTACTTGTTCTTTTAATGTCTTCATAATCGTGTGTATTAAAATTATACTATCTGTTTAATTATTACTACACAAATATACAGATAGTATAATTATAATCTACAAGAATATGGTTAATAAATACTAATATTTAAACTATCAGTATTATTTTACTGACTTTCTTATACTATTAATGAATTTTGACTATATTTGCGAAATAAACAAACCGTTTAATTATGAATTTTAGAATAAAAGAAATTTGCAGAGAAAAAGGTATAATGCTTAAAGACCTTGCAAGCATGATAGGTATTACAGAGGTTGGACTATCTAAATCTCTGAATGGAAACCCTAATATAAGCCGACTAGAAGAGATTGCAACTGCTTTAGATGTGCCTGTAACGGACCTATTTGATAAGCCCAAAGAGGGAGTGATACGTTGTCCTCATTGTGGAAAGGAAATCAAGTTAAATCCAGAAGTCTAATTTTTAAATGTAATTCTATGATAGATGTTTTATCCATTATAATACTGATTTTTAGTATCCTACAGATTATTCTTTTTTTCAAGGTTTGGGTTATGACGAATAATGTAAATGCGATCAAAAGCTGTATTGTTCAAAAACAGACGGTTGAAGATTTGCTGATAAGGGAGGCTCAAATTTTGACTTTGAAAGGAGAGATAGAAGAAGCGAGGCTCAGATATTTTAGAGCGTTTTATCTCAGTGTTATTGAACTCTATGAAAAAGCACAGAAAGAATATGAAACACAAAAAGATATGAAGAATGAATTCTATGAAAACAAGTATAAAAATATAGTCCGCTATTTTGAAGAAAGATTAAGTAAAATAGGTGGAACTCTGGATAAGGAAAAATTCGATTCTTTTAAAAAAGTAAATACGTTAATTTCTCCGATATAAGTTCTATCTATAAGTAGAAGATATAATAGGTATCATTTCGAAAAACATGTGTAAGCTGAGTGATAATTCTCTATAGACTTATTCGTTTGGAGATTTGAGCAAATTCTTGGAATTAAAGTAAAGTCTTAAAAAAGTATTACTATGAATTATGAAAGTACAACTCTTTGGCAAAAGACATTAGCCAGACAATTAGAACCAGATGTAAACGATAAAGAAAGAGAAATCCTAAGAGTAGAGTTTGAACATTTCAGAGAACGTGCAAAAATACTTGCTTCCGAAATAAATAGAACTTTACCAGAATTTACCGTACATGATATTTCACACATTGATGCTTTATGGGATACTGCAGAATTGGTTACAAAAGACTATACGGACTTAAATCCTGCAGAAGCGTTTGTTCTAGGTGGAGCATTTTTAATACATGATTTAGGAATGGGATTAGCTGCATTCCCTAATGGAATTGAGGAATTAAAGAGCAGTAATCTTTGGAAAGATGTTGTATCATCATTACTAAGAAAGGAATTAGATCGTCCTGCAAAACCTGATGAAATTAAAAATTTAGATTCTCGAATAGAAAAAATAGCAACTGAACAAGTTTTAAGACAGCTACACGCACAACAGGCTGGGAAATTAGCGCAGATTTCTTGGACAGATGACAACGGAAGCGAAATATTTCTAATAAATAATCCTGAATTAAGAAGTTCTTATGGGCAGATTATAGGATTAATAGCTTATAGCCATTGGTGGCCAGTAGATGAATTAGAAAATAGATTAGGAACTACATTAGGAGCTCCTGGAAATTTCCCTATAAATTGGACGATAGATGTCATAAAATTAGCTTGCATTTTGAGAATCGCTGATGCAATTCAAATAGATGATAGACGAGCACCAAAGTTCTTAAGAGCAATTAGAAAACCAAAAGGGTATTCGGATTTGCATTGGAACTTTCAGCAGAAACTATACCAACCTCGATTGGAGCGTAATAGATTAGTGTACACATCCAAATCGCCATTTAGTATAAATGAAATAGATAGCTGGTGGGTATGTTATGACACATTAAGAATGATTGATAAAGAGTTGAAAGAAGTGGATTCCTTATTGGCTGATACAAATAGACCAAGATTAAATCCAATAGGAGTTGCTTCCATTGAGTCTCCAAATAGAATTTCAAAATTAATAAAAGTTGACGGGTGGAGCCCTGTTGATACACAAATAAAAGTAACAAATGTTGCGAAGCTAGTAAATAGCCTGGGTGGAAAATATTTATATGGAGACAACGCTACAGTTCCTTTAAGAGAGTTGATTCAAAATGCTTCAGATGCAATAAGAGCAAGAAGATTATTAGAAAATGAAAAACAAGATTTCGGAGACATACGGGTTCGAACAGGTAAAGATGAGAATGGATTTTATATAGAAGTTGAAGATAACGGAGTTGGTATGTCTCCCAAAGTCTTAACGGGACCTTTTCTTGACTTTGGCGAATCATTTTGGGGGTCTTCTTTAATGCATGAAGAATTACCTGGTTTAGAGAGTAAGGGATTTCTTTCTACAGGGAAATATGGAATTGGATTTTATTCTGTATTTATGTGGGGAAAGAAAGTTTCTGTATATACAAAAAGATTTGATCAAGGAAGAGAACAAACAACTGTCTTAGAGTTTAATAATGGGGTTTATTCTAGACCAATACTCAGAAATGCTGTAGTTGATGAATGTATAAAAGATGGCGGAACTAAAATTAGAGTATGGTTTTCAGATGGAAAGAATATACAAACATTACTCTTGAGACATCATTTATCTAATCTTAAAGAAGTAATACTATCATTATGTCCAAGTCTAGATTGTAATCTTTTCTTTGAAGATAAGCCGAATAAATTAATAAAAGCTAATGACTGGAAAACAATTCCACCGTTAAAACTTATCAGAAGAATTATTGGAGAATCTAAATTCAAATCTTTAGATAAAGAATCGCAAGATTCTATAACTGCACTAAGTAAGAATATGCGACTTTTAAAAGAAGAAGATGGAAGTATCGTAGGAAGATTATTCTTACATCCTATAGGATATAAAAATTTTAGACATGAATGCATTGAAGGAGCTGTAACAATAGGTGGACTATATGCTTCAGGGTTATCCGGCTTGTTTGGTATTTTAATTGGAGAAAGTGATAGAGCGTCAAGGCACGTTGGTATTCCTATTGTATCTGATAAAATATTAAAAGAATGGGCGGAAGAGCAAGCTGTATTATTATCAAATGACAAACTTCCATCTTCTATTGAAGCTGATTGCGCTTCTTTAATTAGAGCTGTAAAAGGAAATCCTATCGGATTAAAATATGCTACAAATAAAGATGGTTGGATTAATAATGACGAACTTAGAGAAATGATAAGTCATGGGAAATTTGATGAATATATAATAGTTCAAGACGCAGCAATATATCATTATGAATCAAAAAATAAATGTAAAATTCAATTAAATGAAAACGTTATATACACAGAAATGGGAATTCCCGGAATATTACAATGTCATGACTTTATAAATCCTATATTTTGGCCTCATTTCAATGAATTTGACTCAGCAAGTCTTAGAGGATTAGTGATAGAAATAATTGCAAATGCTTGGAATTTAAATGTGAAAGATATTAAAAATAATTCGGATTTCTCTACTGATGAAAAAAGGTACTCCGCAGAAATTGGAACAGCAAATGGTATTCCTGTAATAATTAAAGATGTTGATATAATTCGCCGAACAAAAAAATAAGTAAAAGCCGGAAGCATAACGCTCCGGCTTTCATATCATAACTAAGAATTACCATTATAAACCTTTGTAAAATTACTAAAACTATTACTGTATGGATACTTTTTTCAAACCATGGATCGGAAGTGAGTACCAACAAAAGAACTATAAGATTCTTGTTATTGGTGACAGCCATTATTGTGGTGGATGTGATAGATGTGGTGTCTATGGAAATTGCTCTTTTGAGGAAATGGAAGATTGCAGCAATTTTACACAAAGGATAGTGAAATCATATATTGATTTTAGAAAAGACATCGGCGAGAAGCAAGTGTGGATGACTAAAACATTTTACCCCTTTGACAAAATTTTCTATGGGAAAGAAAATGTAACAATGGAAGAAAGCCTAAAATTATGGAATAGCATATCTTTCTATAATTTTCTTCAAACTGCATACATAGAGGAGGCATCAAATGTGTTATATTCTAATGATGATTATGCTCTTTCCACTCCTCTTTTCTATAATGTAATTAAAGAACTGAAGCCCAATTTACTGATTGTATGGGGGAATAGAGCTTATAATCATTTGCCTAACACAAATTGGGAGGATGGTACAGATTATTATAATGGCAAGTATCTTATAGACAATGAGAATGAGATAAAATGCATAAGAATTTACCATCCTAGCAGAGCTAATGTATCGTATTGGCATTCTGTACTAACTGATTTTATAGGGATGGAGCCTAATAAGCTATTATAGCATATCCATTTTGAGTGTTACGGTTTGATGATTACCATTCTGTATATTATTGACTAAAAGCCGGAACGCCATGTACCCAGCTTTTCTACTTTTGTAATATTTTATCCAGCATTAGCAAAAACCTTTGGATAGTTCCTTTTCTGGTATTGAATTCTCAGATATCCGATAAGGCTTTCATAGTCGGTCAAGAAACCTTCATTGACCAAATCAGCAACCTTTTTTTCAAGCTGCCACAATTCACGTTGTTTTTGTTCCTCACCATGCTTATTACGTAGCATCTTTTCATGACTGTTGAAGATAACCCAGTTCAAGGCTTCACCGACCTTCTGCATGGCTTTAGGCATAAAGTCTTTGGGAACGATTTTCATGATGGCAGAAGAGAGTTCCCTATAAGCGTCCCCAGCATCATTCCGGTAACGAATCATTTGGTCAGAAACGAATTTGATTGCATATTCCGGCGGATACCCGTTCAGCATTTCCGGTGATATCCGTTCAGTCCCC